CGAACATACCCCGGAAGCTACTACCAACATTTCGGAATAGCTTGCAACATTAACTACCAACATTACCGGAATGATGATAGTAACCGCCGCTATGTTGATAGTTCAACCGGCGGAATGATGATAGCAATACGGCGGTAACAAAATTCCCGTTTTCCACTTTTTCGAGAGGGGCCGGATAACGGACGAAGCAAGAATACCCATTTTTGCCCTTTTTCGTGCCCGCTGTTCGACTTTATGCGGTTGGCTGGTATATTTCCTTGTTTGGAGAATAAAACGCGCTAAAATCGCCTTCTTTTGCTATTCTTTACACTGCATTGCCGGTTATTCGTAAAATCACTTACTCAGTAACAGCCGAACAAGAAGCGACCCAGCCCCTACGGTTGAATTGTTGAAACGATTGTAAAGAACTTGCAACGCTATGCGAATAATCGTATTACTATAATACGTTTCTTTGTTGCAGGTTTAATTAAATCCAAAAATCAAAATGGAACTAAACGAAATTGTAGCACTACTTGAAACACAGTTTCCGGGCGTGCGAAAAGACGGGCTTAACCAGCTTGCGCAAGTTATCGCTATGCAGGTTAATACCAAGGAAGAAGCTACCGGTATCGTAGGTAAACTTACCGCCGAAGCCGTAGCGAAGTTTGTAGCGGATTGGCGCAAAGACGCGGACGCGGAAATAGACAAAGCGAACAAAACGCGCGAGGACAACCTGCGCAAGAAGTACGACTTTGTGGAAAAGAAACCGGAAGACGGCGGCACCCCACCCGCACCGGCCGGAACCTTGGACGCTGCAACCGTGCAAACAATGATTACGAACGCCGTAAAGGAAGCTACTAAGGGCTTGCAGTCCGAAGTAATGAGCCTTCAAAGCGCGGCCGTAACCGCCAGCCGCCGGGAAACGCTTGTTAAAGAGCTTGCCGACGTACCCGAAGCCTACAAAGCTAAGGTTCTTAAAGATTTCGACAGGGTAGCCAAACTTGGCGGCTTTGCCGACGAAAACGCCTTTAACGAGTATCTGACCGAAACCAAGAACGACGTAGCAGCCTTCGGCCAAGAGTTGGCAGACCGGGGCCTAAGCCTTCACGAAAAACCGGTACTTGGTTCCCCCAACAAGGACGGAGTAAGCGCGGGCGTAGAAAGCTACATACAGGCAAAGGCCGCAGAAGCCGAAAATAAAGGCTTGGGCGGCAAAGAGGTTTAACGCTTAAACACTTGTAAAATGCTTAGAATCGACAGGAAAAAGGATAACCGCGTTATCCGCGCGTTTACCCACAAGCTCGCCGATATTCCGAACGGTATTACCGTTTCAGCTGCCGACCTTACGCAGAAAGTTCTGCACGAAGGTACGCCGGTAGGAAAGGACGAAAACGGGCTTTACCATGTAGTGAAAGTAGCCGTTCTTGCGGACGATGCTACGAACTCCGCTACCACCTACACCGTAAAGAAGGGCCATAACTTCAAAGTCGGCGACGTGCTTATGCTGGCTTCCAGTAAAGCGGCTTACGCTATTACCGCTATCGCCACAAACAGCGGCGACGCGACCAAAGACGACCTTACGGTAGGTACAACCCTTGGAGTTGCCGCAAAAGCCGGCGATTCGCTTTACCTCGCAGCCAAGGCCGGGGCTTCGGGGGCAGCTTTCAAATACGCACCGGTAGCCCTTGTAGGCGAAAGCTACGACGTAGACGCGCTTAGCAACCATATCGTAAACGCCGTAACTATCGGGCAGATTCGGGAAAGCAATATCCCGCCTATCGGTGCCGAAGTGAAAGCCAAACTTACCGGTATTCAGTTTATCTAATTTAATCGGGAAAAGTTATGCAAAGGAGCTTAATGATTGGCATTACCGAAAAGGATATGCAGGCTGTAGTTAATACCTACGACCTTAACCCGTATTACTATCCTACCTTGTTCCCTTTGAAGGAGAATTACACGATGACGTGGAAAGCCCTTGAAGCGCAGGTAGGGTTAAAGATTGCCGGCGACCTTGTAGCGCGTGGCGCAAATATCAACAAGAAGACCCGCGAAGCTATTGCGCGTATTCAGGGCGATATTCCGAAAGTGGCTATTAAGCGCACCAAGGACGAAAACGAACTTAACGAATACGACATTATGGTGGCTATGACTTCCGCGAACCCCGACCTTCGGGCGTTGGTAGAAGCGTGGGCCGAAGATACGCAGTACTGCTGGGACGGGGTTGCCGCCCGCTTGGAATGGATTGCGTTGCAGTCTATTTCGCTGGGTAAAGTAACGCTTACCAACGACAACAACAATAGCGTAATTACCGAATACGACGTAGATTATCAAATCGACGCAACGCAGAAGGTAGGATTTCAGACCGGCTCGGCCGCTTGGAACACCACCAGCGCGAAACCGTTTAGCAAGGACTTTAAGGCTATCGTAGCTAAGGCCAAGAAGAAGGGTATTAGCTTGAAGTACGCCTTTATGAACCTTGACACCTTCGCGCTTATGGTTCAGACCGAGGAAGTAACGAAACTTTCCGCTTCGTTCGCGGCTAACGCCTTGAACATCGCACAAACGCCGAGCTTGGAGCAGGTAAACGCAGCTATGAAAGGTTTGGCGTACCTGCGTGGCTTGCAGGTCGTCGTTATCGACCAAGATATTACTATCGAGAAGGACGACGGAAGCCGTATTACCGGCAACCCGTTCGCCGACAACGTGGTAATGTTCAGCGAAAGCAAGGTACTCGGTTCGACCTATTGGAAGAAGCCGGCCGATATGAACCTTAAAGGTTCTGTGGCTATCAAAGCTATGAACGGCCACACTTGCGTAAAGAAGTATTCCACCGAGGAACCTATCGAAGAAGTTACCGTAGGAATTGCAAACGCTTTCCCGGCTTGGCTTTCTTCGGGCCGTTCCTTCCTTCTGGACACTTCTAACAGCACTTGGACACACTAACGAAGACGGGGCCGGCCGGCAACGGTCGCCCCTATTCTAACACCCGCTACCAATGACTTACAAAGAATGGATAACAAAGACGGTCGGCAGATTCCAGCTAACGGCGGACGACGTGGATTTGATACTTTGCAACCAAAGCAACCTTATCCCCGACCCGGACGCACCGGTAGACGTACGGAAGGCAAAAACGGCCATTTGCCTCGAGTTTACAACGCTTATCCCCCTTGCTAATATCGGGGAAGGCGGGTATTCCATTAGTTGGAATTGGGACGCTATCAAACTTTGGTATAACGCGGCTTGCGCCGAATTAGGCATTACGCCGGCCAGCAAGCCCAAATTTCGGAATAAAAGCAACGTATGGTAACTACTTCGTACCAATATCCGCAATACCTGTACGTCTTTCAGCACGACGGCGAAAGCGTCCAATTACCTAACGGTTCTTGGGAAACGCCCGCCGCCGCATGGGAGCTAAAAGCAGCTTGCCGGGAAGAAACCAACGGTAAAGGTTCGACAATTCAGACCGCCGACGGAGAAACTCGCGTATTCGCTTCGCTTATCCAGCTACCGAAAGGTACGGCAAAAATTCCCGAAGGCACGCAGGTAATTGTAACGCGGGAAGAAGTAGAAGTTAGCCAACTTGCGAATACCGATTTTGTCGAAGCGGCCAAAGCAACGGGCTTAGTTGTAGTAACCGGAACTTGTGAAAAGTTCGACCCCGGCCGGCTTCATTGCCGGTTATGGATTTAACGCAGATAGCTATGCAAAGTATAGAAACCGATGATATTCTTTTCGAGATTCTGAACGCTTCGGCCGAATTGAAAAAGGCCCTTAGCGGCGGAATATACGTGCAGGGCGAACGGCCGGATAATTCCGGGAAGGAAGACGTAGTAATTAACAACCTATTCCTAAACCACGAAGTACCGCAAACCGGAACTTCAAACGTAAATATCCACGTCCCCGACAAAAAGGAAAGGATATGCCGAACCGAACAATTTAAGGCGAATAGGGAGCGAATACGCGAACTAACGGATATTGTCCTATCGGTTCTAAAATCGGCGAACATTACCGGGCTGACTATTCGTGTTTCTACGGAAACCATAATTAAAGAACCGGGCATTAACGAGCATTACAACAACTTGCGGGTAGAATGGAACATACAGCGAACTAATTAAAATTTACGACAATGGCAGAAGCAAAGAAAACTTATACTATCGGCCTTTCCAAGATTGAGGTAGGCGCAATTGCCGAAGACGGCGGTATGGGGGAAACTTTGGCGGTATTGGGTTATACCTACCAAGACACCTGCACGATGACGCAGGAAGACCCGGAAACGACCGACCACTACGCCGAAGAAGTGGACGACCCCGTAGTAAGCATTAGCCGGGGTGGGAAGACGAACTTTAACTTTTCGATTATGAACCCTTCGGTTACGGTTCTTGCCGACCTTTTGGGCGGAACAGGAACGGCCGGCGACGGTTCATCTACGCAGGATAAATGGGAAGCACCGGATAAAATCCCCGTAGTAGAGAAGTCGGTACGTATTACCCCGGAACAGGGCCTTAAATTCGAGATTCCGCGCATGAAGCTCGTAAGTAAGATTAACGCCACTTTCAGCAAAAGCGGTATTCTTCTTATCGAGGTTGCCGGTACCGTATTGCAGCCGACCAAAACGGGAACTAAGAAAATAACCGCTACGCTTATGACCGCCGCAGACGTGCAGGCATAACGCGGGGAAAGCCTTACTTTAACCCGAAAGCCCCCCAAATGAAAGTTTCGGGGGGCTTTCTTAGTATAAAGCAATATGAACGAAGATAACATAAGAGAAAAAACGGATTTTGAGTTAGAGCGCGAAGAACTTAACCTGTTGGTAAAGCAGGGTATAAAGTTCAGCGTTACGCACAAAGTTCACCGGCGTAAAAAAGGCGTTAAAGGGCTCTTTCAACGCCCCGAAATAGTTACGGTAAAAGAGGATTTCGAAATACAGGAACCTACGCTTTCGGTTCTTGACAGGCTTAGCGCGATATGGGTAGAAATGGAGGTAAACGAAGACCGACTTACGGCCGGCGGAACGGAAACCTTGGCGGAAGCTAAACGGATAGCCAAAGATAACGCCGCACGTATGGCCCGAATAATCGCTATTGCCGTATTGGGCGAAGATTACCACGTTACCGAAGTTGGTGCTGGCGGACGGATTAGGAAATATAACGACGATAAGGAGTTAGACCGGCTTACGGCACTTTTCTTCCATACTATAAAGCCTTCCAAATTGGTAGGGCTTTCCGAAGCCATAACCAGCGTAAGCAACTTAGGGGATTTTATAAACTCTATGCGATTACAGAGCGGCGCAAGGACGACCCAACCGAGGACGGAGCGCATAGAGTAACAGGGCTAAATAGTCCCTATGGCCGTCGGGGTTCGATTTGCGCCCACCTTGGCTGGACTTGGGATTACTTACATCACGGCGTATCGTGGGCCATTGTGCAACGGTTGTTAATTGACGCGCCAAGTATTGCCGACGACGAAGACGGAAACACAGATACCAAAGCTACAAAAATAACCAGCGAGAACGCCGAAAGTATTTTACAACAAATAAATAACCTTATCCGATGAATATAAAAGGCGGTGCCTTGGAGTTCGATATAATTGCGAATAACGGGCAAATAAATAGCGCATTGGACGAAACCAAAAGGCGAATACAGGGGTTCACGGACGCGACCGTAGAAGGTGGCGAACAAATGGAAGCCGCCTTTAAGGAAATTGCCGCCCAAATCGACGCAGCATTTAGAGATATAGACGCTATGGCGGCAACCCATAGTAACGCTATTTCCGATTTGAAAAAGGAATATGCAAGACTTGGAGCCGAAGCCGGGGGCGTATATAGCAAGATTTACGGACAGTCGGGACACAAAACCGACGAACAAAAGAAGATAGCCGATGAAATAAAGCTACGCGAACGGCTATTACAAGAAATTGGCGAATCGGCCGATGCACTCGCTGAGGAAGAACGCGCATTTAAGAAGCGTTACGAAGAAGTACAGAAGAACGCAGCAGCGCAAAAGACCTTCCGCACCCAGCTACGGGAAGTACGCGAGGAATTGGCCGCTATGGAACTTGCCGGCGAAACCAATTCGGAAGCGTACGCCAAATTACAGGCACGGTTCGGCCAGCTTAGCGAAGCTATGGACGCAGTAACCACGCAGGCTAATATTTTGAAGAAGGGCGAGCGCGGCTGGGAAGGTCTTATTTCCGGTATTTCCGGCGTTGCCGGTGCATTTTCCGCCGCCCAAGGTGCGGTAAGCCTGTTTGCCGGCGAAAACGAGAATATGCAAAAGATTATGGTTAAAATTCAGTCTTTAATGGCTATAACCATAGGCTTACGCGAAGTTCAGTTAATGTTAGACAAAGACGAAGCATTTATGTTAGTAACGCTTCGTAAGGCAAAAGACCTTTATACGGCAGCTATTACCCGTATGAGCGTTGCGCTGGGTATTTCTAACGTTGCGGCAAAGGCGTTAATGGCTACTCTTACCTTGGGGCTTTCGGTAGCGATTACAGCGGTAATTACCCTTGTATCGAAGTACATAAGCAAAACGAGGGAAGCCAAGAAAGCGCAAGAAGAATTTAATTCGAAGGTCGTAGAAACGGCCGTAGAACCCATAGCGGCTATTAACGAACTTGCCTGCGCTTGGAATAAACTCGGCAACGACATGAACGCGAAAAACAAATTTATCGAAGACAACAAAGACCGCTTCGATGATTTGGGATTTTCCATTAGAACGGTAAAAGACGCGGAAGATTTGTTAGTAGCCAATAAATCCAAGTTTATAGAAGCCTGTTTGCAGCGTGCTAAGGC